GGAGTCATGATGGGGGACCCTATCACCAAGGTGATATTGACCGCCAGTTCCATGGCTGCCTGGTACTGCGCCTGTCAAGGATTTGACGACGTAGCAACCGTAACGGTTCACGAATACACGAAGAGGAAAAGAATGTATCCCAAGACCCGACAGAAGAACCTTCTGCCGGACCTCGAGGGCGTATTCTTTACCTGCGCCGGCGATGACCATATTGTCATTGGCGACGTAGGCCTCTGCAAAAGAGTGCCAGTTTTCCTCGAATCGATGGGATTCGAGATCTCCTGGCCAAAGTACAGGATCTCAGACAGGTACGTGCACTTCTGCCAAGACTTTGGCGTGGTGCCGTCCATGAAGGGGTCAATTAAGATTGACACCATCCGTCTGAGGTTACTCAACGAGTTCCGTAAGATGGGTTCTCACAAGAACTTTGAGCACCCTGATACTCTAGTGGGGAAGGCCAAACTTCTCGAGAAGTTTGACGAGTACCTCCTAGAGGATTACAAGAAAGAGCCAAGCGAGGAGAAGATGAAGAAAATTAACTTCATCCGGGAAGTAATTCCCGACGCTCTCCGAGCCTGCATGCCGTCGTTCGCGGAGAGTTCCGTTATGAACTCGCCGCTTACGTACATGCCTACGTTCCTTGGGGGACTCGGCGTCCCCTCACAGGTCGTATGGGCTGAACACAAAAACGCAAGGGAGGTTGCGAGATGCTATCATCTCAAACGCCTCGGATTCCACCAGTCAGAAGAACCAGAGTTCTTTTGGCACCGGGGAATCCTTGTGCCTGCGTGTTACGAGAAGGCAATTACCGGGATCGAGGTGAAGGACTTCACATCGGTCTGGACTCGGGCTAAAACCGAGGTAACGGACAAGGGACACACTGTCCCGAGTAACCGCTACATTGCCAAAAGAGTGTACCAGGAGTGGGTCGACATCTCCCGGCCGACGCAAATCGTCGGACAGAAGGAGTCGTCCTACGCTGCCGTGTTCACTGGCGCAAGCGCACAACCTGTGCGCCGGCGTCAGCGGGCACGGCACCTGATACGTAAGGCGCTCAAGTACATGCGCAAGAACCTGAAGACCGACGGAACCGTCGACTTCAGCCAATGCGACCTGTACGGAAAGCGCTATTACAGGAGTGGTACGTGGGTTACCCGTGCTGACTTCCAAGCATTCTTGGGAGTGCCTTTCAGCGCGGCGCGGACCCACTTCAAGAAGGAATTCTTGGGCGGGACCGCCGGGTTCTTCGAACCCGACCACGCCACTCAGTTTGAGGAGGGCCATGACAACCTGTTTGGGGTTGCGTTGGCCTACAATGCTATTGACGAAGGTCAAGAGCAGAGTACGAGCCTGTCTACTTAGGCAGACATCCTTCGATGTCCGGGCCTGTTTTCACACGGGCTCGCACCTCTTGCCCATAGATAGTAGTATCTATAGTCCCAGGGGTTTGACTCATATACCACGTGGTGTGCACGAAGCACATGAG